TAGATAATAAAGACTGGCTTGTACCTATGGTCGTAGCTATTGGTTCGGTTACTACAGCATGGAATCTAGCCACTACGGCAGTAGGTTTATTCAAGGCAGCCGCAGGTATTACGGCTGGGACAGCGGCAGCGGGAGCACTTGCTTCAACCGCTTTAGTTGGAGGCGCGGCAGTAGGAGCTTACTACAGCACTGAGGCAGAACAAACTCTTCAACAAAAAATGGACGCGGCTAAAGCCAAAGGTGAGCCAAACTGGAACGAAATTCAATGGTGGCCGCAAGCCCGTACTAACTCTTCTTCCCAAAACGTAACCATAAACGTAAACAATGGCAACGTATCAGCTCAGCAAATTGCTGAAGCAATTAGAAGGGCTAACCGCTCTTCTGGAACGAACGTACTACAGACACCACAATGATTACAAATTTTAGAATAGAAGAAAATTTAAAGGTAGAGTTTCTAGTACCTGACGCAGAAGGCAACTCTTTTATTCTTGGTATTAGCGACCTTGGCGGTACGGACTTACTTGGTGGCTACGGTGAATTTATTTTGGGTGTATCGCTGCTTGGCGGAGAAGACGTATTAGCTCCAAGCTCAGGGCTCAAGTGGCAGGAAGTATCTTGTTCAACAGCTAACGTAAATATTTCTGTTGGTGGAATAGTTCAAGACGCCATATTCTTCCAGCCACAACCGGGAACAGCTAACCTTACTCTTCAAAGCTATGACCTAGACCCTACAGTAAATAAAAACATTAGAGCTTCTACAAGGATTAGAGTAAGACTAGAAGACGCAGAGCTAGACCGTATTTTGTTCCAAGGGTTTATTGACACTATAAACGTTACTTACTATCCAGACGGTCTAAACCTTATTCAAATTACAAGTTTTGACAGTTACAAGAATCTTGTAAATTCCCGTTTTGCTAACTGGGACACTACTACAGGTTTTGGCTACGCGACAGTTGACGAGGTTCTAGAGCTTGTTGGTATTCAAAGCGGTCTTGGTATTTCCCCTGACTCCGTAGACCTAGGTGGAAAGATACCTTCCGTTACTGAAACTGACGTTGTTGCCGCTGGAATCATAAATGAGGCTTTAGCTGTTGGATTGGGAATTATTTGGCTAGACCAAGACACTCAAGAAATTGTTTACATTCCAAGACCTTCTAGCGAGGTTGGAACACCAACAACTTACATTATTGGAAACGAACATTCCTCAGACCCTTATCACCTATGCTTGGCTGAAATTGGGGTATTCTCAGACGCAGACGCGGTTTATAACTCTTTAAAGGTAACTCTTGCTTCGGATGATACCCTAACAGTAAACCTAAGAGACCAAGACTCAATAGACCTTTACGGGGAATCTGCTATTGACGTAATACTAAACACTACTGATACTACGGAAATGTCAGTCTGGGCTAGTAGAGTGTTTACTCAGAATCCTGAAAACTTAGTAAACATGGTAGTAACCCCAACTATTGACAGACTAGGAAACCTAACAGACGCGGCGTTGTTTAGCCCCGGTACAACTATTGGCGTAAGCTATACTAGAGACCAGCTTAACATTGTCGGATTTTACACTATAATCAAGGTCAGTCACCGCATAGACGTGGATACTTGGTTTACAACGCTAGAACTATGGAAAGAAGCATAAATGGCTTATAAAGTCTTTACAAACGGAAGCGTACTAAATGCTTCAGAAATAAACGATAACCTAATGCGCCAAAGCGTAATGGTTTTTTCAAACGCAGCCGCTCGAACAGCCGCCATTAGCTCACCAGTTGAAGGTATGCTTACTTACCTTGAGGACGTAGACCGTTACGAACATTGGAATTCCTCAGCATGGGTTAGCCCTTTTGGATTGACCAAAATTACAGACGCTTCATTTTCAGCACAGACATCAGTATCAATAAACAACTGCTTCACTTCAACTTACAGCAACTATAAAGTTCTATTGGACGTGACAACTCGCGTTGGTAACGGAGCAATTAGCCTAAGATTTAGAGCTGGCGGCACAGACACAAGCAACAACTATAACTTTGGAGCGGTATTACCGAGAACTAGCGGAGCAAGTGCTAACTCTGGAAACGCTAACGATAACCGAATGGGAATTGGATTTTCAAACGTATCTCCCACAAGCTACAACCTAGAAATATTCAATCCTCAAATTGCCACAAACACAAACGTTGTTATTGGTGGAATGGGTGGAGACCTCTCAACTTGGTTCTCAATCGCTGGCGGTGGAAACCAAAACTCAAATACAGTTTTTGACGGGCTTACAATTATTTCTGACGTTGGAACAATAACTGGAACTATTCGCGTCTATGGATACAGGAACTAATAATGGCTGAAAAACTAACAAAACTAACTATTGACGCTTTGACTGGTGAAGCATTAGAGGAAGAATTAACTTCTGAAGAACTTGCTGAACTCTCTCACATAGCAGAAGAATCAGCTCAAGCTCAAGCCTCACAACTTGCTAAAGAAGAAGCTAGAACTTCCGCACTTGCTAAGCTCGCAGCCCTTGGACTAACAGAAGAAGAAATCGCTGCTCTTTAAATGTCCGAGGAAAAACAAAGCTCAGTCCGCATTACTCAAGGTGATATCTACAAGAAGCAATTAGAGCATGGAGACATTCTCATAAAAGTACTTCAGAAATTAGACCACCTAGATGACGTGCCAGACCGCCTAAGAGAAGTTGAACTAACTTTAGCTAGGCTTTTTTGGATTGAGCGCATAGCTTATGCCGGATTGGGCGCAGCTATTATTTCAATGATTGGCTTAATAACAACAACAGTAGGAGCGTTTTAAATGTCATGGATTAGACCAGTAGAAGCAAGAGTAACTTCCAGCTTTCAGGCTCACAAAGACCGTAACCCGTCTTCAAGAAATCCCGGTACAGATTACGGCGTAGCAACTGGTACACCAGTAAAGGCAATAGCGGACGGTACAGTAACCGGAATCGTTGAAACATTCCGCGGAGCTGGTGGACGCATGGTTTTTCAGAATCTTCCGGGTGGACATAACGCAGACTATCTACACCTTTCAAGAATTGACGTAAAGGTAGGAGACGTTGTAACTCAGGGTCAGGTAATTGGTTTATCAGGTGGCTCAGGTCTAGGGTCAGAAACCGGTTACGCTCCTCATCTTCACTTGGCTTTCCGTCGCGGTGGAAGCCCGACAATGGGTGTAGGAAACATTGACTACGAAGCTTTTCTATCTGGTCAGGGAATTGCCGCAGCTCCAGAAGCTAAGCCCGCAGCCCCTAAAGCTGTAAAGCCTAAAGCAGCGCCTAAGCCTAAAGCTGAAGGTAAGACTTACACCGTAGTAAAGGGAGACAACTTAACCAAGATAGCTAAAGCTAACGGCACTACAGTAGCCGCCTTAGTAAAGCTAAATGGAATCAAAGACAAAAACCTAATTAACGTTGGTCAAGTATTGAAGGTTGGTTAGTATGTGGCTAGATATTCTTAGGCGCACTATTGCGGTAATCATTCTAAAAGTGACTGGTATCTTTGTTGGTGGAGCTGCTATTGGTCTAGAGGTTAGCGCGGCAGTTGCCATGGCTGCTTTCGCTGGTGTAATTGACGTAGCTCAAGAGCTATCACGCTCTTACCTAGCAGACGGAAAACTAGACGTAAACGAGATAAACAAGAGTTTTGGTAAAATCGGTCAGGGACACGACAAACCTAAAAAGTAATGTCATTCTTGGGTACTAAGATACCCGTATGACAATCACGCAGAAAATTGAAGCTTTAGGCTTCGCTAAGTATCTAGGCACTTTTGAGCCTAGCTCTCCTGAGTGGCACGAAGCCCGTAAGGGTATTGGTGGCTCGGACATAGCCTCAGTAATGGACTCAAGCCCTTGGAAGTCAGCTTTCCAATTATGGGCTGAGCGTACCGGTTTATTGGATGACACCATTGAGCCTTCTATGCCTATGAAGCTTGGAACAGCTTTTGAGCCGGCTATTAGGAATCTGTTCGCTGAAGAAAATAAAGATTGGCTAACAGTCCACGAGACTGGAACATGGCAGAGTCTTGAGAATCCGCTTATGAAAGCTAACCCAGACGGCATTATTGAGTGGGTAAATGGAGACCTTGGAATACTGGAAATTAAGTTTACCCGGCAGTATTGGGATGAGCTACCTGAGTACTATAACCTTCAAGTACAACATTACCTTTCAGTACTGGGCTTAAAAGGCGGTATGGTCGTAGCGGTCTCAGGAGGCGATTACAAGGAGTTTGAAGTAATCCGGGATGAATCCCTTATCGAGACCATGAAAACCCGCGTACGGGCGTTCTATGACCTTGTAGAGGCTAAAGAGCCCCCAATGTACGACGGCAGCGAATCTACTTATGAAACGGTTAGAGTGCTTTCTGAAGGCTTGGAAGAAGGGGAAATAGAACTAGGCGTCTTATGGTCTAACCTTCAAGCTTCTAAGTCTGAGTTTGAATTTTGGGAAAACTCTTTTAAGGCTCACAAGTCCGCGGTGCTTGCTTTTATGAACGGCACTAAGTACGGTTTATTTCAAGGTGAAAAGGTAATAGCTTTACAGGCTAGAGCCGGGAAACCTTTTATCACATTCAAGTAACCACGAAAGGAAAACAGAAATGGGCTTTGACCTATCCACATATGAACCGGTTTCAGAACGTATTCTGAAGTTCTGGGCTAAGTACCCAGACGGAAGACTACACACCGAAATTGTTCTAATAAATGAAAATGAAATTGTAGTAAAGGCTTCCGCCTATACAGACAAAGAAGACGCTAGACCCGCAGCTATTGACTTCGCTCAAGAGACCCGCGGAAGCTCACATATTAACAAAAACAACTTCCTTGAAAATGGAATCACAAGCAGTTTGGGAAGAGTCATAAATACCCTTGGACTAGGAGCTAAAGGCTCAAAGAGACCAAGCCGGGAAGAAATGTACAAGGTTATCGCAGCGGAAAGAAATTGGATTGAAGAAGCTTCAACCGCCGCGGCTAACAATGATATTGAAAGCCTAAGAGTTATCTACGCAACGGCAGAAAAGTCACAAGTTGATAACGAAATTCTAGAAGCTATCAAAAAACTAGCTGACTCTCTAAAGACTAAGTAAGGTGAGAAGAGGGGTAGTAGATACAGAAAAACTACTACCCCGACGCGAAAGCGTCACCTCACCACGAGAGGCGTATTCATTATACCCTAGGAAGGCGCAGAATGAGCCTAGAAGCCCTTTCAGCAGTCTTAAACCACTCCCGTAGCACCGGCACGTCTAGAGCCCTTCTAACGGCTTTAGCGTGGCATTTAGGAGATGACCCAGAAGAAGGTTGTTATCCGTCTCAGACCCGTCTAGCAAAATTGTCGGGGTGCTCAGTAAGACAGGTACAGCGAAACTTACAAAAGCTTGTTGAACTTGGAGAAATAGAAATGTCCCAACATAACGGACAGGGCTACCGTTTTGACAGAATAACTAACAGATATTGGATAACATTGGATTGTCCAGAAGGTTGCGACGGTACTTTAAGTCACAATTTACGGGGTGTCAAAAAAGGCAAAACGGGACGGCGTTTAAGACTAGTCGGGGCGTCATCCACGACGCAACGGGACGGCGTAGATGTCGCGTTAAAGTTAACTAATAATTAACTTAAACTTAAAAGAACACTAGAAAGGAAAAACAGAAATGGCAATAGTAACAATCGTAGGAAAAGTAGCAGAAGTAGTAAATGAAGGATACCCAAGACTAAGGCTCTGGGAAACGTACGACTTCAAAGGTGAGCCACGTAACCGTCTATGGACAGCTTGGCTAGACAATGCTTCTAATTACAAAAAAGATGACGAAGTACAAATTGACGGCAGCCTAGGTACAAAGGTTGGAACTTACAACAAACCCGGACAGGAAACCAAGCAGGTAGTAGAGCACTCAATAAACAACTGTCAGGTAAAGCTTCTAAAAGCTGGAGAACCTAAAACCAGCATTGAAGAAGTAATAAACATTGTTGCTCCAGCTCCCGGACTACCGGCAGACTTACCGTTCTAAATGTTTACTCTCTTCGTGTCGGGAGAACCTAGACCACAAGGCTCTAAGAAGGCTTTCAGTCGAGGCGCTCATATCGTCTTAGTGGAGGCGAATAAGCAACTCCCGGCATGGAGGGAAACCATGAAAAAGGCTTTTCAAATGAAAATGCTTGAACTAGACAGCCCGTTCGTAACCGCTGTATCTGTCTCTTTGACCTTTTGGCTTACCAGACCTAAGAGCGTAAAACGTGAATACGCAACCGGCACTTACGACCTAGATAAACTAACTAGAGCTTGTTTAGACTCTCTTGAATCAGCCGGGGTGTTGACTAATGACAACTTAGTAGTAGACCTAAGCGCTCGCAAAAACTACGCAGACAATCACGAATCTGGGGTATTAGTTACCGTAACTCCGTTTGATAACGAAATGATAACGGCTGGCGTGTCTAACCTAGACCGTAAGCGTAAAGGCTACGTTTAAAGCTATGAAAATATTATTTCTCGACCTTGAGACGTCTCCCAACTTGGCGCACGTCTGGGGACTATGGGAACAAAATATAGCAATAACGCAAATAGAGCGCTCGACAGAAGTAATTTGTTGGGGAGCTCGGTGGCTTGGACAAGAGAAGGTTATGTTCAAGTCAGTTCACCACCATGGTAAAAAAGCTATGTTGGACGAACTTCACCGCATTATGGACGAAGCGGACGTACTTATCGGCTGGAACTCCGCAGCCTTCGACTCTAAACACATAAAGCGCGAATTCATAGAAAACGGATATCTGCCACCTAGCCCTTGGATTGAGCTGGACTTAATGCGAACTGTAAAGGGTCAGTTTAAGTTTCCTTCTAACAAGCTTGACTATGTTTCTCAAAAGCTAGGGGTTGGAGCAAAAGTAAAACACTCAGGCTTTCAGCTATGGCTTGACTGTATGGCTGGTAACGCTAAGGCATGGAAGGAAATGAAGGAATATCAAATTCAAGACGTAAACCTTCTAATTGACCTATACCACATCTTGTTACCTTGGATTAAAAACCATCCACATATAGCGGCTAGTGAGGGAAATCCAGAAGGCTGTAAAAACTGCGGTAGTGAAGACCTTATGAAATACGGCTACCGTTATACAAGCACCGGGAAATATCAAAGACTATTCTGCCGCGGTTGTGGCTTTAGCCTTAGAGGGGCTCTAGTGACCTCAGGAAAGCTTAGATAACAATTAGATAACGAAACGTTATAAATGCTTGACACGCTACAAATAGCCATAAAATTGAACTACCACTACAGAAAGGCAACAAAATGTCAGCTATGAAAGCACTATTACACGACGCAGCAAACATGGTACACACCGGCAACGTAGAAGAGCTAGAAGACCTTCTAAACGGTTGGAAGACTGAAGAGCGTCTAAATCTAATCCTTGAAGCTATTCGCTTTAATGGAATCATTACAGATGACTGCTCTTGTACTTCTCACAAATTGGCAGCTTACGCCGGGAATGACAACTAAATGGTAAAAGCTAGAAAACTAATAGAAGTTATAGTTTCCTCTGTCTTTGTCTATGGACTAACTGTTATTGGCTTCAGGATTGAAGAGCCGGTAATGGGTCTAATAGCTATTGGGATTGTCTACCTGTACTTTAAGGCGGACTTTAGTAAATAATGGTCAGCAAGCTAACAGAAGAAGACCGTAACGCATTATGTTTTGAAGCCATGAGGCTTCTACTGGACAATAACCTTGTTTGGAGTAATGACTTTGAAGAGATACGTCCAGCCTTAGCTTCTCTATTTATGAAAGCTATGTCCGTACCACAACTAGCAGAGAATATCACCACACTAGCGGCAAAGGTAGTTAGAACTTATGGATAACCACGAAAAAGAAGAATTACAAAAAGAGACTATTGAAAACATTAGAAAGCTTGTACCTGATTATGACAGGCTCATGGAAATGGTAAAGACCCGGCTTGTAACTGGTCAGATTGAGCAATATAACAAAGGCTGGGAAGGCGCTATGAAGCACTTCAAAGATGAGATTATAAAAGGCATTGTAAACGACGGAGTAATCTCTACCAACGTAGACGTAAACCACCTAGAGCGTATTGTGCGCATTATAGACGATACAAAATGAATGAGTGTTTATGGTGCGATTACAAATATGACCCGGTGGAACACGAGACCTGTCCCAACTGCGCTGTAAATACAGACACCAAAGGAATAACCGTTATCGTCTTGGAAGATGAGGAACAATGAAAACACAATATACCAAAGGCTTCTATAAGGGAGTAGAATACGCTAGAAATCAAGTACTAGAGTTTCTAAATGCTCACTATGAGCTTGGAGATATTCTAACTATTGAAGAAGCAATAGAAGAGATACAGCATTGGGAAATTATAGACGCTGAAACATTGAGAGGTTTAGCAAATGGCAGATTGGCACTCATCAACGGAGTGGAAGAAGGCGCGGACTTATGCGAAGACTGTTTTGGAAGCGACTTGTGCGGCGTGTGCGAAGGAGCTGGAAGGTGAAGACTGGACGATTGACCACATCATTCCACCCGGCAACGGGCAACCCAATCATGACATCAACAACTTACAATCGTTATGTCGAGCCTGTAACGGAAGAAAGCAAGACCGTACCTTACAAAGAATTCAATGGAGAAATCCAAGGTTTAGCAAGGGATAAGGGTATGGGTAAGGGTAAGCCCCTATGGGTCAGGCTGTTGCTTGTGCTCAATACATTGTTGCCATTAAGTATTCGACCCATTAAATCAAGACGTGCGCATAGACGCCGGTATCTGGGTATACGTCACCGAATCTTTATGTGGCGTATGTTATGGCGAAGTCATTGGAAAAATAAATTGAAAGACAAACTACGACTGAATAAATAGCAAAAAAGCGGACACCCAGTTTTTTCTGGGTGCTCCGTTTCAC